TCAGTCATCCGATTCGTCTCCGTTCTTTTCATTAGTTTCCTGAGCCGATTGCTGCTCTTGCGGCGATTGACGTACACGCAGGCCGATCTCTTCTTCGAATCGGCGTTGCTCTTCGGCTTCTGCTTCGGCTACCCTCCGTCGGTATTCGCGTTCATCGTCGTCACCGCTGCCGTAGATCCAGATTCCGTCGTGCTCGGTTCCGAATTCCGCTAGTCGTCGGTGGATTGCTTCTAGGCCCTTCTTGTGTTCTTTGAGCTGCGTATCTAAGAGTTTCACCAGATCGTGAACCGTCTTGATGTCAACCCAAGTCGTGTCTTTGAATAATTCGGAATCTAGTACAGCCTTTGTCGTATACATCTTCCCATGACTGTCCTCGTAGGTCACTGTTGCCTTGTGCACCGACGGCAGTGTCATGTCTGCAATCACCTGCTCGTAGGTGTAAGTCTCGCCGGTATAACTCATGTGCGCCTGAATCGCGAACTTTTGTTGGTCAGTTAGCTCGGATTCAGTTTTTCCGGCAAGCGGTGCCCACTCTTTTTGATGCCGTTTGCGAGCCAGGGAGAAATCCCATCCGGTTCGCCATTCTTGGCCCGGTGCGAGTATAGGAAATTCTGGAATCGGCACATCAGCGAGCTTGCCCTTAGAGAAGTTATTCGGCGTAGCTTTCAGCGGCGGCTCGAAAGTCGCCCTCACGTGGTAGGCCGGAGTCGTTCCGAAGTTCTTTATGACGATCTCAATAAACCGCTTCACCGATGGATTCAACTCGGTGTAAAGGACGACGTTGGGTTGTGCTTGTTCCTCGCGAGTGCGCCGCGCTTCGCGCACTTGCGACCACGCGAACACAGCGGCACCGAGTGCGATTGCGACCGTCGCCCAGGCCGCCAGCGCTGACCATCCTTCCGGCGATACGTGATCGTGCAGCCACCGGTAGACCGTACCGAGCGTGCCGGTCATGTCTAGCGCAGCAACAACGGCCAAGACCACGAGAATTGCGGCAGGCCACCACTGCGCCGCCTTGCCTGCAAGCCCCATGCCGTGATGGTAGGCACCGGGACTGACAGGAATCGTTTTCGACACTCACCCGCGTGTCATCGCCGGTTTCCACCCGCTTTCCGCTGCGTTGCGACGGTCAGGGCAGCACCAGTGCGGCGGCGTGTTCGGCGCTCATCTTCGTTGGCGCTGGCCCCGCTCGATATGAACCGGCCCCAAGTCTGTCGCGGGCCGACGAGCACGGCTACACCGCGCCCCAGACACGGGCAAACGGTCGGACGCTGATCGCCACGTCAGGGTCCAGCCGTTCCAGCAATCGCAGTTGACCGACCTCGGGGTTGCCCGCCACACCGAACGGTGCATGACGACGAGCAAACAGCCGGGATGCTTGGATCAATGTCGCGAGCTTGATGGTCGGCGGCACGTCGGGCCAGCCCCACGTTGCGGTGACGCGTACACCGTGCTCAGCAGCGGTAGGAACGACCGGACTACCGGAGTCGATGACCAATTGGGTCCAAACCCCGCCAGCGACAACGGCATTGAGCGGTGCGGGCAACCAAGCCAACAGCGGCGAATCATACTGCGGGCCAACGGTTTCGACGGTCATGGCGTCGGTGGTGGCGAAGTCGTCCACGTCGATGATCCATCGGTGGCCGTAGGTATCATAGCGTGCGGTGAACAGCCTTGATTCCGGCGTGTCGAGTGATCCGAACTGCCGTCCGGTGATGCGATCCACCGACCGGGACGCCGTTTCAATCGCTAGGGTCAGTTCGGCGTCATCGGTGGCGACGGCATCACCCATGAAATGCGCCAACTCGGCGGCAGTCGCGTACGGCGGTGCCCAACCCATGAGAATCGACCTCTCTGCTCGCGCTTACGGCGTGGTGCTGGTGCTCTCGACGTTTTCGGCGCGATTGTCGGTGGTCGTCTCCAACTCGGCCGATTCAGCGTCGAACTCGTCGGCGTCGTCAGCGTGTTCGCCTGCGCGAGACTTGATTTCGGCGTTGACGGCGCTCAATTCATCGAGCAGTTCTGCTTTGCGGTCTGCCAGTTCAGCGATGGTGCGGGTGCTTGCCATGTTGACTCCCTTGGATTACGTAACTTCGTTTGTCAGGACGCGATACGCGGCGGTGTCCTGTGGAACGCCATCGGCGCGAGCCCACAGGGTGTATTCCACCTGTCCTTCATTCGCTCGCGAGTACGGGTTGACGATCAGAGTCAAATCCTTCACGCGGCGAATCACGTAGCCGCTGCGCAGATCACCGAACACGCCCCACTTGGCTGCCACGCCATCCTGATACGCGGGCCAAGCCTGATCGATGATGACCGGGTACCCGAGCAACGTCGTGTTGTGGGGACCGGTCGAAATGCCTTCGGCAGCGGGGTTCAGAAGCGGACGCCCGTCGTTGTCCGTCAGCCGTTCGATTGCGGCCATGGTCTGATCGTTGAACGACCACACCGCGTTGGCCCGGTACGCCGGGTCCACCTGGTGAATTGCGTTGACCAAGTTGTCATAGGTGGGCGTTGCGGTGTCGAATGTGTCAGTAAACACCGAGATACCGGTGTCGATGCCGAACGGCTCGGTGGTGCCGTTACCGGTCACCCAATCGAGCGCCTGACGGCGTCCAATGCGCTCACCGAGCTTGCGCTCAACCAACGCCTGAACGTCGAACGCCGAATCTTGCAGCAATTCGACTGAGACCCGCAGCGGCAGATTGCCGGCACCGGGTGCGATGTACTTGAACGCACCGAGCACCTTTTCACCGAACACCAGATCAGCCCCGCCAGAAGTCGGTGCAGCGTTCTCCGGTGCAATCACACCAACGTTGGCGGTGTCATCGAGCGTTGGCCAGCGCAGAGGCTCGCCGCCAGAGGTCACGATTTCCTCCACGGCGCTCGCCAGGCCGCCGAACGTCTTGAGCCGTTCCACGATCTTGTTTCGCATCGTGTCGGGCACCAGGAACCCGCCAGCGGAATCCGGCGTGGTGCCTTGCGCGCGAAGCTCCACCAGATCGGCGTCCTCGCGACCGGTGCGCATGTAGTGATCGAACGCGCGTTCCAGCGTGTCGTCACGGCGCGCGGTCCCGACGTGCACAGCGGTAGCCAGACCGCCGTTGACCGGCGCGGTGTACGCCTGCTGACGCGAGCGGATTTCGACGGTGCGCTGTGCGTTGCGCAACTGCACTTCGAGTTGTTCGTACCGCTGCACTTCCTCATCGGACAGCGCGCGACCCTCGGCGGCGTCGATGATGTCCTGCAATGCCTGCAAGATGTCTTCGACGGTCAGTGACTCGTTTTCATCGGCGTTGGTGTTCGCGGGTGGCGTCGGCTCGGCTCCGTAGACCGGCCACGCCGCCAAGGCGCGCGCTTTGTTCTTCGCGATCAGTCGGGCATTTGACGTCTGCATCGTGAGCATGGTGTTTTCCTTTCGAGAGGTCAGTGTGTCGATTGCGTTGGCGGGCAGCGGTGGTCATGTCAGTCGCCTTGGCTCGTTGCGGTAGCGCATGCGGTGTCGTGCTCGGATGAGTTGTGAGCGGCCTGATTCCGTTGGCACGATGGCCTGATCGAGTGAACGCAGCATGACTGATGTTCCGGCGTACGCCGGGAAGCACACGACGGACAAATCTCGCAGGCGCGTCACTGACGTGTGCGTACGCAACTGGCGACCGTTGACCTGCGACCATTCATCGCGACCGGGCACGAATCCGAACGAGCATGCGTTGAGGTCACCACGCAAAGCGAGTTCGCGCACGTCGCGTCCTACGCTGGTGTCGGGAATGTCCAGCTCGAACGGCAGACCCTCGGAGTCCACTGACCAACGCAGCGTGCCACTCGATTGCCGTCCCAACAGCTTGGCGGGGTCGTGTTCGTAGAGTGCTACCACATCGGTGGACGCGTCGGCACGTACGGCGTCAAAAGCACTGCGGTGCACCGCTTCCAGATGCTCCGGCAGCTCGGCGTACTGACCGAACACCGCAGCATGACCGACGAGCTTGTTGCCGGTGACCTCGGCGCGCAGTTCAACGCCGAACCGTGTTGCTTCCACCGTGGCGTTACTCATGGTGTGCTCCGTTCGTGACCGGTGCTGGCAGGATCAACGGCTGTCCGAATCGATGCAATACGCCCACACCGGAATCGCCTGCATCCGAATCGGTTTCGTCGTCCGCAGTTTCGGTGTCGTCGGGCACGGTATCCCCGCCAGGCAGCGGCGGCAGATTGCGAATCTTGCGCGCTTCGTTGATCGTGAGCAATCCGGCGTCAACCTGGTCGATCAACAAACCGATTTCGGTTTCGGGATCAGGCTGCACGAACGCCGAGTAATCAAACTCGCACTTCTTACCGCCCGTCAAAAGCCGAGACAGCCGCTCTTGAATGCGCGTCGTCCACGGCTCAAGGGTGTAGCGAGCCAGACCCCGGTTCTGTTCATGCACGCCGGTACCCCACGACGTTTGCTTTTCGGTCTGCATGAGCAAGTGCGGCGGCACACCGTAGAACCGTGCGATTTCTTCGACCTGAAACGCTCTGCTTTGCAAGAATTGCGCGTCTTCGGCGCTCATGCTCCACTTGTCGAACCGCAGTTTGCGGTTGATCACGGCGATGTCTCCGGCGTTGTTGCCACCCTGAATGCGCTGACGCAGATCGTTTTTGATCGTCGTCGCTTCTTCTGCGGTCAAGTCTTCTTCCGGTGTGACAATGCCGCTCACCATCGCGCCGTTGCTGAACATGCGCGCGGCTGCGCGATCACCGGCCAGCGACGTGCCGAACACGTTTCGCGCGACGGCGATGGGTGAAAGGCCGGTGACGCCATCGGTTGACAGCGCGGGAATGTGGGTCAACTGCGCTGCGGTGAACACGCGCCGGGTGCCATCGGCCAAACTCACCGTGAACAGCTTCGATCCATCGGGCTGCATATCCACCGTGACCGCCAGCGGATGCACCGGCAACAGGCCCACGATTTGACCGGCCCCGCCGTACAGGTGGGCACAGTAGGCGTTGCCGTGCAAGAGCAGATGCACAAGCACTTGCTCTTTCCATTCGAACGGCGTCGGTCCAGCAGGCCCGCCAGGGGTGTCGAGAAACGACCGTGCCCGCTCGGTGTGCCCGTCTTTGTTCGTCTCGATGGTCCGCATAGGCAGGCTGGCGATGGTCCCGGCGATCAGGCTCACGGCGCGGTAGACGGCAGCCAGGCCCAGCACGCTCGATTCACCGACCGCAACACCTGCGAGGTTGGGCGAACCGATGCCGAGCAGTTCCACGATGGCGGGGTCAGACACAGACCACGACGCCGACCGTTGTTCGGTCGGTTCGAAGCGTGCGGTTCGTGACCACGGCCACCAGGCCATCGCAGAGAGTTTCCTGTTCTTTTTCGTGGATTGATTTCGTCGAATGGTCGAGAAATTGATTTGGCCGGCTGTTGCGTCGTTTAATTTTTCGACCCTGCTTCGCTCTTCTTTTTGTCGCCTTTGCGTCGCTTGAAAGTTGTTGTGTGCCAGAGCAGTCAGACTGTGGAGGAATGTTCTGCCCTGGCACTATTCGCCAGAATAGGTCAATATCGGAATTGAGGAAAGGGACACACCGAAATGGCGCAAAGTGGAAATGCCCGGTCGAAATTCAGGGTCACGACACCCGGTCCCTGGTGGGACTGGACCGAGACCGATCCGGCAGAGCGCGCGATCCGCTTTATTCAGACCTACTGCCGTGCACCGAAGGGATTCGGCTACGGCCAACCGTTGCGGCTGGCCCCGTTTCAACAGGACTGGATTGCCGACGTGCTTTCTCCCGGCGTGCGCCAAGGCGTGTTGCAGTGCCCGCGCGGTCAGGGCAAGTCAACCAAGCTCGCCGCGCTCGCTGTGTGGGCCACGTTCGACCGCAACGACACCGGAGAGCCACAGGTGCCGATCATGGCGACGACCGTGGGCCAGGCGCAGCGCGCGGTGTTCGATGTGGCCGCGAAGATGGTTGCCGCTGAGCCGTTGCTTGATGAACGGTCACTGACCTACACCGCGATTGGTTCGACGCGCATCGCAGTTGGCTACAACGGCGGCACGTGCTTTCCGATTGCCAACGACCCTGATGGATTGCAGGGCCTGGACCCGACGCTGGCGATTGTCGATGAGATCGGCTTTCAACCGTTGGAGTCGTGGACGGCGATGGTCCTCGCATCCGGCAAACGATCACGCTCGCTGGTCTGCGGTGTCGGCACGCCAGGATTGGACCGCGAACGGTCTGCTTTGTGGCACCTGCGTTCGGCCTATCTCGACGGCAGAACCCCGCCAGGCTTCAGCTTCACCGAGTACAGCGCACCCGATGACTGCGACGTTCGCGACCGAGCCGCGTGGCATCAGGCGTGCCCTGCGCTGGCTGCCGGTTACCAGGCCATCGACGCGCTGGAAACCGCCGTGGAGATGAGCCCCGAATCACATTTCCGCGTGTTCCATCTGGGGCAGTGGCGCGACGGCACCGACAGTTGGCTTGGCTCCGATGGCCGCAAAGTGTGGGACGCGCTGACGGCTCGATTCGATCTTCGCGACGGTGCGCCGACGTGGGTCGGCTTGGACGTGGGATTGAAACGGGACTCCACTGCGCTGGTGATCGGTCAGCGTCGGCCTACGGGACAACTTCACACGGTGGCGAAGATATGGATGCCACAGCAGGACTCGGCTATCGATGTGTCCGACATCATGGCCTACATTCGCGAGCTTGATCGGCGTTATGAATTGATCGAAGTAGCCTTCGACCCGCGACTTTTCGAACTGCCGGCGCAGCAGTTGGCCGACGAAGGTATCCCGATGGTTGAGTTTCCGCAGACCCTGGAGCGATCCACTCCGGCGTTCGGCAATCTCTATGAAGCGATCAAGCGCGGCGAGCTGTCGCACGACGGTGACCAGCAATACGCACAACAGATCCTCAACGCCGTCGTGCGCAGCAACGAACGCGGCTTCACCCTTGCAAAGCAGAAGTCACGCGGCAAAATCGACGCGGCGTATGCGCTGATGATGTGTTTCGACCGGGCGTCTGTGAGGCAGAAGGTCCGGTCGCCGCTGGTGGTGCTCTGACGGCCCCGCATCGACCTGTCATACGCTGGCTGACATGAGCGACGACATCGCCTCGCGTATGCGAATGACGGAGGAAAAGGCCCCGATCTTCTGGTATCTGACCGTCTTCCATGAAGCAGGGCATGCGGTGGCTGCACTGCGGAGCGACTACCCGGTCAACGAAATCTACATTGATCCGAACGATGGATTCGTTGACAAAGGCACCCATGACGACAACGAAGCAGAGAAATTCATCGTCAGCGCCGGTCCGTGGGCCGAAGCGCGAGCGATTCGCGTAATCGCAGGCGTCGATGGCGAGGATGGCTTCACTGACCTGTGGCGAAGTCTGTTTCGCAAGAACAAGGACGATTGGCGTATGTACCACGAAGCTTTGGGCCACGAGGTCAGTGAGGCAGACAGCGTGAAGGCTCGCGAGTCTTACTTTTTCCCCGATACATCGCCGCCTTCGTACGAAGATCTTCCAGGCGGGGGCTGGGACGCATTTCCCGCCGACTTCTGGGATGAAGTGCGCGACCTCGCAATGATGATGCTGGAAGCGTTGGACGATTTAGAAGTTGGTCATGGGCAACCCCCACTCCAACGAATTGAGCCGATGCGCTGGCGGAAGCCCGGATGGATACCCGACAATTCCTGATTCGGCGTCTCGTCGTCAGGCCACGGCCACAACGTGCGCCAGATTGCGCCACAGGGCCAGCACGGGGTCATCCTGTGCGGTGATCGGGCAGAACACACCACGTCAGACCGTTTATAAGCAAAAGAGCCAGGGACCCTGCGGCTTGCAACCCCTACGGCATCCGAACTTTTCAACGAGCGCCCTTGCTGCTGTTGCATTCACGGCAAGCCGGTTGCAGATTGCTCGGATGATGGGTGCCACCGCGTGCAAGCGGCACGATGGCGTCCCATGTCGTCGCCCACCCGGTGCACACGCCTTCGATGCGCAGAACGCAGCGCAATCCGTGCGGTTTCGGTATCGCCCGGTAGGCGGGGTCGCGCCTGATGATCGTGTCGGGTCGCTTCTGTCGCGCCCGGTTCTCTATCGCGTTGACCGCTCGTCGGTGCTCGGCGCAGCGCCCTCCACGGTCGAACCGCTGGCGAGACGAAAGGCCCTGCGTTTCAGCGTAGTTCGGGCACCCCGGCTCTAAGCATGGCCTCTTGACTGGCATCGTGAACCATTCTGTCTCGCAACGCTATTCGTCGTCACGATCGACGGTGATGCGGTAGGTGTCGGTCCTGACGTAGCGGTTGCCCTTGTGCTTGCCTTCGCTGCTGAGTTCCGGTGTGCCCCTAGTAGTCCGCTCGACGTTGAGCACTTCGAGTCCGCCCCATTCCAGCGTGGGAAGGATGATCGCGGTACCGGCTTCCCACGTTCCCGCGTGTGCACCGAGCACTGAGGCGAAGTGTTCGTATACCGCGTCAGCCAGCCTGTCGACTGCGCGAGTGTCGTGCCCTGGTGCTCGAAAGGCTAGCGCCACGTGAAGGTCCCCAACGCGGTCGTCGTAGCCGGTGACCATGAGCACCAACGCTGTGTCTGGTACGTCGGCTCCGGCGAACAACACGGCGGGTAGGTCGGGATGATCGAGGTAGTCGCCCGTGTCGCTGTATTGCGCGAGCGCGTGGTCAGCAAGGTATTGACCCAGCCCGGCTAGAACGTCAACGCTGTCGATGGTTTTCATTTTGCCTCGGCTCTGCGCTCGCGTTGTACTTCTGCGGCTGCCTGCGTGCATGGATCGCACCGGCAGCCGAAGTTGTTGTAGATACTCGCCTTTCCGTGGCGAGGGTCATCGGGTGCGATGCCTCGTTGCTTTTTGCGCCGCATGTGTTCGCGGTTTCGCGCTCGTTTCTGCTCGGCTCGCTCGCGTGCCTCCTGTGCGCGTTCTTCGCGAAGCGCAGCCGACTCGCCTGCGACTCTGTCGGTGTCGGCTAGAACACGCCGAACCAATCCACCCCAATCACTCCACGAGAACCAAGGCAAACGTGAAAGCTCGGCCACCGCGTCAAGCAACTCGTCTACGGTGCGCACGCGTTCAATCCAGATTCGGAAATAGGGATTCAACGGCTTGGTGACCTCTGGCGCGCACTTGGCGTGAAGCACGGCCCATTGCGCCTTGGCCGTCACTACGGCACCGTCCACGCCTGCGCGTGTGAGCCGTCCGTGTGCGGCTGCGTCGGTCTCGCGTAGATCGACGGCAGCGAATCCGGCTCCGACACCACCGACGCGCCTGTTGCACCGCTCGCATGTCCACCAAAGCCGTCCCGCGCCAGCGTGCAAGCCGCCAGCGTCTCGCTCTGACGCTGAACGGCGGTCGCCGGGGTCACTACCGCCGAGAGCCGCTGTTGATTCGTCAGAACCCGCCAGAGTCGTGCCGGTGTCCGTTGTGGCGCTATCGGGAGCCGCGCTCATGGCATCCATTCTCCTGAAATTCGTCGGTGTCGGCTAATCCTGATTCGGCGTGTCGATCCGATCTCGTGCCTTATTCGTAGACATACGAAGGGGTTAACAAGCGTGGGGTCATTTCGGTCTACTTCTTATCCTCCCTATAGGGAAGGATAAGAAGATAAAGATTATTCGCGAACAAAGGAAAACAAGGGTTAAGAAGGTTAACCTGAGTCACGGTCGACCCCGTTTCGGATTGCTCATCGAGATGACGTTGGCGCTGCGCGTAAGCGGTATCTCCGTGCCGAGGCTGTAGAACTTCGCGGTGCCGCTGACCCGCAGAGCCAGCCATTTTTCCCTCACTGCAACGTCGCGTCCCCTACGGAAATCATCTGATCGCTTGCTCGTCGGCGCAATTCCGCAAGCAGAGGCCAAATCACTCGCGTTCAGTTCGGGTACGCCTTTCCCGGTGGCGGCAACTAACGCGTCATAGCACTCCAGCGCCCAACGCTTTTCAGCGGCGTCGGATCGGCTGCCTTCACCGGAGGCATAAAGTCGGCGCGTTCGTTCGACGTAACTAATCTCGAATTCATCCACGTCTACGTCTCGGCCAAATGCTTTCAGGTAGCGTTGCGGCCCGGTTGGTTTGTCGGCGTGGTCGCCGTTATGCCGGTAGGTCATGTTCACCGTGGGGTTATCCATCATGGCGCTTGCGCCGCGTGATCGGTTGGCCGCGTCTTCGGAAAATCCGGTGTGGTGGGCGATGAACACCAACCGCAATCGAGCCTCACGGATGATGTCTTCGAGCACCGCGAACCACGCCGTGTATGCAGCGTTGGGGTCTGAACCGTTGCCCCACCTGGCGGGGTTGTAGAGCTTGGCGAGCGGGTCGGCGAACAGGATTGTGGTCCCGTTGTCGGTCAGCCATCGGATCAGCCACGTGACCGCGTTGTCGTTGCGGAAGTCGAGCACGCGGAATCCTTGGTCGAGTGCGTGATACATCGAAATCCGTTTGGCGGCATCATCGCTGAAATTCATCTCTCTGACCCACTGACGCATCTGCCTTTTAGGTAGCTCCATGTTCAGATAGCTGATGCGTTCGTCGCTGTCAGTCACCACGTCGAACCTGCCGAGAAATTTCTCACCAGTGGCGAGAGACTTCATCGCGTTGAGCAGCAGCGTCGTTTTGCCACCCTTGGCTTGCGCGTTGACCTGAGCGACACCGGCAGGGGCCAAATCCTTGATGACCCAATCGATAGGCGAAATGTCCTCAGCCAGTTCGTCAAACAACGAGGCCGGCATCGGTGGCGGTGTCCACAGACGTTGCGACTCGGCCTTTTCGGCTATCTGTCGCGCAAGGATTCGCTTCCGCTCGGCCTGTACCCAATCGCGTTGAAAATTGGGGTCGTTCTCGTCAAAAGCCGAAGGATCGTTCTCGTCGGACTTGGCTTCGTCGGTGTCGGCTCCTTTCGGTTCCAGCGTCTCGGCTGCAAGTTCGAAACTCTCGCCGTCACTGCTCGGCGGCACTCCGAATGGATAGAACACGTTGCCTACGGTCATCGTGACCACGACCTCGGTTGCGCCGGTTGAGGCGGTCGCGCTGGTCGACTGGTGCCCGCCAGATCCGCGCACTGGCATGGCGGGTCTATCGGCGTTGCACTGATCGCCACGCGTTGATCACAAATGCCCTTAGCCTTTCGTAGGCCGTTGGTCCTACTCCGGATCACTTCACGGCGTACTTCGTCTGCGGTTCGCTTGCTTCGCTCGGCGCAGACTCGTTTGAACTCCGCTTCGACCTTGAGGGCCGCGCTGTCCCAACCGCGATGGCCCTCGGTCGCCAGACGAAAGATGTTCATGTGCGCGTTGGTGAGCTTGTCGTGCGACGTTGCCTCGTCGCGGATCAACCGCAAGTGAAGCTCGGTCTTCTCTCTCATGCGGAAACACAACGGCTCATCTAGCCCCAGGGCTGCATAAGCCCATTCGTATATCGCGTCCGGCGACGATTCCATGTCCATCGGGTCATCGGTCTCTTTGACGCGTCCGTGGGTCAGAAAATCTATCCACGCATCGGGCAGCATCGGCAAGCTTCGTGCATCGGGAATGACGCCATCCCACAGGGCTCTACCGTCTTCGGTCAGCGGTGCCCCTGGCGGAAACCACCAGTACACCGTGCCGCCCGTGTCGGGATTGATCGACGGCCACACGACGGCGAATCTGTGTCGTTTCTGGATGATTTCGATGTCGTCAGCGGCCTTGCCCCGAAAGCGCAACCCGCGCGGCACGCGGAAGTACCGGATGCCGCTCTTGCCGTCAGTGCGCGCACTGCTGACCCACGTCGGAGGTAGTTCGCAGTTGATTTCGGACTCAATCGCCTTGAGTTGTGCGCCACCGTTCTTCTGCTTGCCGCCCTTGAGGTAATCGTCAACGTCTATGCCGATCACTTCGTGGTCGTCGTCAACACCCGCCAGGCGCAGTGCGATGTTGCCGGTCGGCTGTTGCTCGCACCACCGCTTCACTGTGGCGGGTTCAGGCCACGGTGCGGCCTTGCCGGTGTAGCCCGTTGGCGGCGGATTCTTCCGCTTGGGCGGCAGTGGCAGCACACCGAACCAGTGCGCGTGCCGGTACAGCGGCGCTGCGGTACCGAATGGTCGCAACGGATCGACACTAGGCGTGTTGGCCGTGTGGTTGTCGGAGGTTTCGATTACCATTGGTGGTGTCCTTTCGGGATCGCTTGTAACCTGGCAGTTCAAGCACTTCGGGGTGTGCCCTCACTGGTCGTCGTCAGCCAGCGGGGGCATTCCCTTATCCGTGGCTTTCCAGACTATTCCCATGGCGCTCGACGCTTGGGATATAACACGTGTACTGAAATAAATTGGCTAGCAACGGGTTAGCGTGATTTTGAGTGCGATTCATCTGCATTCCTCGGATGCTCTACGGCTCGGTCGTAACGTAATCAATGCCGTCGTCTCCGTTGTCGAATCGCTTTTCCTCGTAGCGCCCGCCACGTAACAGCGTCAGCGGTGGTGGTCTTCCACGTCGGGTGAAGAACGATGCAACCCACATGTCTACGCGCCGATACGTTTTCGCGGCGTCGGCTAGTGCGTGTTCGACTTCGGGCAATGGCGGTGCCGATGCGTCGCTATTCATCAGATGTGCAAAGGCTTTCGCGACTCGACGCGCGGATGCAGCTTCCGGCGATGGGTCACCGTACTTGGCGATGACCGGATCGACTATGCGTGCTTCGATGGTCCTACGCATCATGACGCCACGTCCAGCCCGGCGGGTGTTGCAACGATCTGGACGGGCCGTAGAAGCTCCGCCAGTCGCGTCCGCTGCTCATCGTTCAACGGCGGTGCTTTGGCGATGACACGGGCCACGAAGGCGTCTAACGCAGCCTCGTTAATGCCGTCGCCGTTCATGCCGCACCCGGCCCAGACGAATCGCTCTGCGCTGCGATGTGCTGAATGAAAGCCTCTACGTCAGCGGGGTCGATGCGATACAGCTTACCGATACGAATTGCGGATAGTTCTCGCCGTGTGATCGCTTTGCGCACAGCGACTTCCGAGATTCCCAGGTACGCGGCAGTCTTTGGGACTGACCACATCTGAGCGGGGGTGATGGGAGGGCTTGCAGGCATTGCAACGGTCCATTTCCAGCCAAAAGAGCCACGAAAAGGCTCACAGATCGAATGGGATCGGCTGATTCCGTTACAGCTATTGGCCACCTTGATAGGTAGGACAAGTGGCAAACCTTGAGTGCCCTCTACGTTACGCGCGTGTCGCTAATCCCGCAAGCGCCGATAATTCGCGTGTATATCCGAGTCATGGTGAATTGCAGGCCAATTCGTTTGCTTTTGGGCGATGCGTTTAGAGCCAATCGACGGAAACGCGCTCGGGGTCGAAACGCTCGCCGTTGACGCGGCGGCCCTTGCCGACCGGGGCCACGGTGAACTCCACCAGCACGCCAATCACAGCGCGCAGCCGATCACCCGATAGCCGTTTCACGGCGTCGGCTACTTCCGGGGTGCCCAAGGGCAGCCCGTCGAACACCCGCAGCCGCTTACTGTCTTGCTGGCGGGCTTCGATTACAGCCAGCTTCGCAGCTACGCGTTCCTTTCGTGCGGCCAACCGGCGACCGTCAATGATGCCTTCGTCGTATTCGGCTTCTGCGGTGCGAATCTGACCGTAAAGGGTCTGCTTTTCGTCATCGAGGCGTTTGGCTTCGTCGTGGTCGAATTGCTTTGACCGCAACAAATCAACAGCGTCAGGCTCAGCTAGACGACCGGAAACCACTTTGTAGACCAGCGGCTCAATGTATTCGGCGCGGATCGATACGCCACGACATTTCTTGCAGCCGTACGTGATCGAATGCGCGACTTGGCCGCTTGGTTGCTTCGTCTCACCGGCCTTCGGGCGTCCCGGTGCCCCGCCGGTGTTGTGCATGACCCACTGGCCCGACAGATACCCGCCACAACCGGGCTTGCCGCATTTGAGCACGCCGGTCAGCAAGTGCTTTCGCACCGTTTTCTTGCCGGGTGCGCGTCCCGGTGCGCTCAAGATGCTTTGAACGGTGCGCCACGTCGATTCATCGACCAACGCGGGCCAGTTGCCTTGGCCTACGATTTCGCCGTTGTGTGAGCGCAATCCGGCGTTGCGCGGTGCCCGCAGAAACAGGCTCAGCGTTGAAGGCGTCCACGGCTTTTCATTCAAACCGAACGCGCCTTCGTCATTGAGCATCCGAGCACCATCGGTGATAGACCCGCCAGCCAGCACGTGAGCGTAAACGCGTTTCACGAGTGGCGCGGTCTGTGGATCGGGTGTGCGGCTGCCATCGGTCATGTAGCCGAAGGCGTTGCGCCATTGCGGTTCGCCGCGCTCTGCCTTTTGCTGCGCCGCGCGAAGCTGGCGGGCTCGTTTGTGCTCGATTTCGTGCGCGGCCACCGAACCCTTGAGCCGCGCGGTTAATCGGCCCTGCGCAGTCGACAAATCAATGTCACCGCTCACGGTCGCTAACGCCAGATGCCGTTCGTCGGCCATCGCCATAAACGCCTCAAGCTCGATGGGACGCCGATGCAACCGGTCCAAATCCCACGCCACCACCGCGCTGATTGCACCGTCGCGCACGTCGGCCAACATGCGTTCGTAAGCAGGTCGGCGCTTGCCGCTCGACGCACTGGTGTCGTTGTCGATGTACTCGACCGGCGTCCAGCCGCGTTGCTCGCACAGCTTCACGCAGTCGTCGCGTTGGCGGGCGATGCCTAGTTGCTGGCCAGTCGGATCGGACGAAATTCGGAGGTACACAGCGGCGGTGACCTGAGCCAT